GACCGAAACTTGCCCCTTGAAGCCGTATTCGTGCGCCTTGGCGTAAGACACGTTCGTGGAAACCACGCCGATAACGCTCGCGCCGTCGGTGAACACGCGCTCGTCAATCGAGCCGCGTAGCAGGTCCTTGCGAACGTTCAACACTTGGCCGGATAGCTTCTCGTGCCTAACCTTGCGCTGCGTGGTGATTGCCAGCCGCTCAATCGCCGCCCTTAATTCCTCACGCAACCGAGGGCCGAACGCCTTGAGCCGGGCCGTTACCGTATCCGCGCCCGCGACATAACCGCTAATCACAGGATCGGCACCACGTCCTGATACTGGTCGAGAGTAAGCTTGGCCGACGCGGGGAGGCCGCCTGTGAAGAACGATACCGTCTCGCCGCCCATCGACTTGCTTTGATGCCCGATCCGGTCGCGCTCTTTCCAGCGCAGCGCCACGGTTTCAATCACCGCGCGCTCGATGGCGAAGGGGACGGTCGCATAGCCCGCCGTGTAGACGATGACGATATTCGCCAGCCCGATGGGGAAGATGTCTCCGCCGTTTAGCATGATCGAATCGCTAAAGAAGCGCCAGCCTGTCATTGTGGTATTGGTCGCCTGCGTCAGCACCACGTCGCTTACCGTGACCGAAGTTACGGCAATGATCGGGTGATTTCGCAGCACCATAAGCGATGTGCCGCGTCCCGAGCGGGTTTCGGTGTAGGGCGCGGACAGAATCGTGCGGTTGAGATATTCCTCCACCATTCCCGATACGCCCGTAATCAGCAGCGCAAGCGCCGCGTCATCGGGCAAGGGGGCGGGCTGCCCCAGCCACGCCTTGACGTTGGCAAGGGTCGTCAGATCGGCCACGGGCTACTCGCCGCCGCCGTCATTGCCAGAAGCGTCGGGCGCGGTGGCAACGGGTTCCGGCGCATCGGTGAAGCCCGCCGCGCGGATCGCGCCCAGCGTCATGCCCGTGCAGTGGGCAGTGATGAAGCCATCGTCGTCAACTGCGTAGCTTTCGCCCCCGGCCTCGATGGCCATGACGCCCTGTGGTGCCTTCAATTGCATCAGTATATCCTTCCAATAGGGGCGGGGCACCGCCGAAACGATACCCCGCTTGCCCATTAACCGTTGCCGATGTTGGTGATCACGCCCATGCTAAATGGCGCAAAGTGCTGCAACACACCGTCCGCATAGACACCGTAAGTGTATTTGCGCCCGGTTACGGGCCAATCGATCTGGTAGTAATCCTGACGCAAGAGCATTTGCACGGGATTGCTAACATTCGACAGCGGCATACCGAGATCGTTGCAGTAGAACAGGATCGTTCCGGCGGGCACGTTGGGATGAACAACAACCTCAACGCGACGACCGACAACCTTGTTGGTATAGCTACCGAGGCTGATACCGGCGTCGAACTTAATTGGATCGCTCTTGTTCGGTGCGAACGCCAGCAGAGGTGCGCCATTGCCCTGAATGACCTTGCGGAGAATGTTTTCCATCTCCTGCGAGGATACATACATGTGCGTCGGGCTAATGCGGTAGCGGTTGTAGAACTGCACGAAGGCGTTCTCAATTTCTACCACGCCGCCCGCAAGATCGGACGTTAGGGGCGTGCCGACGCCCGCCACGCCCGTGGGCTGTGCAAATACATAAGCGTTGCTTCCGGGCTTGAACGCCTGTGTGAGCAGGCCGTCAAACTCAAGAGCCGAGGTGGAATTGTCCGCAGAACCGAGCGAAGCGGCGGTTTGTGCACCGGCGACCGGAGACGTGGTGATCTTAACCGAGTTGATCGACGTAACCGCCGTCAACTGCTCAGAACCCGCCGCGCCGGTAAACCATGCATAACCAATCGCGCCATTGACGACGGCAACGGTCGCGGCAACCAAGCCGTTGGGGCCGGTGACTGCGACGGTGGCGTTTGCCGACTGCGCCGCCGACCCGCCGCCGAATGTGTCAGACGAGCCGTCCGCGTTGGTGCGGGTAAGCGTGCCAGGCACTGCGGCGGTCGCCGCATTGAAGTAACCGCCGATGCTGCCGTTGTTGACGCCCACCACGTCCAGATACGCCTGAAGCGTGAGGGCGACGCAGATTACGCTGACGGTGCCGGTTGGCAGTGAGCCGCCGGTAGCCGACGTGGTGAGCGTGGGCGTGGGCGTTGTGCCAAGCTGCAACGAGGTGTTGCCCGCCAAGATCATGCGCTCTTCTTGCACCATCGTCGCCTGCAACGTGGTTTCGATGGCGAGGGCTTTGATGTCCTCGAAGTTGGCCGCCGCATAGTTCGCCTCGAAAGTAACGAAGTTTTCAAGGCCAAAGCCACGAAACGATGCGAAATACTCGTTGAGCTTATGCGTGATCACGCCGCCACGGTTGCCCTGCGAAACGCCCGCGCGCACGTTGCCGACGTTAATATCGGTTACGGTTTTCCAGTTTGCCTGAATAGCAAAGCCGCCACGGTTGCGGGGGATGCTGTTGCGAAGTGGCGTGAGCACCGGCGTATATTTGAGCGAGGGCGCAAGCAGATTATAGGTCTGAAACCCTACGGTCGCGCCCGTGGGCTGGATGAACGACTTGATAAGGTCGTCCGGGGCGCTGCGCGCGGTCTTGATTAGTTCAATGGTGTCGGAGGTAACAGACATGGGTTTTCTCCATAAAAAAACCCGCCGTATTACGGGCGGGCCATTGGCTTGGTTTTTGGGCCAACGGCCCAGACTGACGAACTCTGTTGGCTAGATAAGCCCCGCGCGCGCGGCTTTGATTAGGCTAGCGCCTTCCGAGACGGTGCCGTCCAACTTAAGGACCTGCGGCATGGCCGCCATCTCGGCGGACACCAAGTCATCGGACTTTGCAAAGGTGCGCAGCGCGCCCTTGGGGGCGGCGGGCATGTCCTCCAGCTCGGCAACGCGCGCGGCGGCCTTGGCCAGATCGGCGGTAAGCCCGGCCACCTTGGCCAGCGCCTCGTCCCGGTCTACGGTGACCTTGGCTAGCGCCTCACCGGCGTCCGCCTTGGCGAGCTTCTCCGTTTCACCGTCGCTACCGCATACGGCCCCCAGCATCGTGGTTGCATCGTGCATCGATTGAATCCTCTCTCCATCGGTCTTGCTGTTGCGCGCGCCCGCCTTGGCAAGATCGCCCTCGGGTTCGGCCTTTTCGGTTTTCGCCGGTGGCGCGCTCGATGCGGCAAGTTCGCCGCTCTCCTCAGTCGTCATATCCGTGAGGATGCCAGCGCCCTGCTTCAGCCACGCCTGCAACCGCGCCGGGACTTTCGACCCGTCGCCTTCGCGCTTGGCTTCGTCCGCCTGATCGGCGGTCATGTAGCCTAGCTCCTTTAGAAGCATGGCAAGCTGCGCGACATGGCCCATGCCCTTTTCGATTGCGTCCGGGGCGGGATCGCCGTCATCGTCCACCTTAGCAAGGCACAGCGTGGCCTCGGGGTTGCACGGGCGGTCCACGAGGCTAATCTCGTTCAAGCGGATGCCCGTTACGATCTTGTCATTGCCGGGGTCGCGCGCCGTGTAGCGCCCGCCGATGCTAAACCCCTTGTAAACGCCCTTCTCGACCTTCAGGACGGCCACGGGATCGACCACGGTAGCGGTGATGTGCGTGACGCCTTTATCGTCCACATTGGCCTTCTCGACCGTGCCCGCCGCGATCTTGCCGTGCATCTCGCGCAGCGCGCCCGTGCCGTGAACAAAGAAGTTGGGAAGGGCGGCGCGCATGGCGTCGGCCTTGATGACTTCGCCGTCGTTATCCATGGCCTCGGTGGACGCGATACCGTAAACGGTCAGCGTGCCGTCGTCGGCTTTCGTGAACTTCTCGATTGCCGCGTAAACGCTATTCATCGCCATTGTCGGGTTCCACTTCATCATCGCTAAGCACGGGCAGCAGGCAACAGCGGCAGTTCGGGTGCAACGGCGGATCGCCGTCTTCGAACTGCTCGTCTATGCCGACCACCTCGCCGTCCAAGTCCAAGCATTCATCGCAACAATCGGGCGCGGTCAGCCATTCCTTGGCCGATACCTGCCCCGATGCGCGCCAGCCTTCGATCGATCCCTGCGTATCGGCCATTGCCACTTCGGTGCGCGCCACCGTCTGCGCGCGGTCACGGCTGAACGCCGCCGCATCACGCAGCGCCGCCGCGAGCCGATCCGTTGCCCAGCCCTCGCTTACCGCTTCCGTAGTTAGCGCCTGTATCTCGTCGCGCGTTGCCTGCGGAATCGACCAGCCGGGATTATGCGCCAGCTTGCCGCCCACGTATTTCTTGCCGACCAGTTCGGCCGCCCGGTTGCGGGCATATTCCTTCGCGTTGGCGCGCATGAGGCCCGTTATCTTAGGATCGAACAGTCCCAACCCGGCAAGCGCATCGTCGCCCGCCGCAACGGCGACACCGGCAAGAATCGGCTCAGCCTCGCTTGTCAGCGGTGCCCAATCGTAGTCCGCCTCGCCGTAGCTGTGGGGGCTTTCCCCGTCCATCGCCGCCGTCTTTGCAAGCTTCGTAATTCCGGCCGCGTAGGCATTGGCCGCCTGCGTGAATATCGCGGCGACGACGGCTTCTAGGTGCCGTTCAGCGGCGTGCGTGCGTGCGGCGCGGGCCGCAAATACGGATTCGCCACGGCTTTTCCCCGCTTATCGAGTTTCACCGTGCCGCCTTCCCCGTCATCCTTGGGTGCGGGTAACGCGGCGGGTGGCGGCTCCGGTGCCAACTCCTCTTTCTGCGCGGGCGTAAGCGGCGGCAGGCCGATCTTCTCGCGCGCCTCATCGGGCGTCATTACCTTGGCGAGCACGTAGGTGGACAACACCGTCGCCTGATCGAGCGGCGCAATTTCCTGTTCCTCGATCCAATGCATCTCGACATCGGGGCCAAAGAAGCGGGCGATAATGCGGTTAACGAACGCCAGCGTCCAATCCTTGATCGGCTCAAGCCCCTCTTGCAGGGCCTGTTCCTTGGACGTGGACGCGGTGGCGCGGTTGTTTGACTTCGTGAACGCGGTGGGCGGGATCGAGAAGGCGTAGCACACGATGCGCACCAGCCATTCTTCCATGTCGTCTTTGAGGCCCTCGGGGCGCGTGACGATGGGCGTGATCCCGCCTGGCACAACCTTGGCGCTGTGCTTGGACTGCCCCGTCATTGCCGCGTCCAGCGAACGCTGCATCCGCTCGATTTGCTCAATCGTCCAGTCGGCGGGCGCGCCCAGCAGCGTGTGCGGGATATTGCCTACCGTGTAATAACTTAACTGCTCAACCTCGCGCCGGAGCGCGATGTTCACCGTCATGATGATCTGCTCTACGGGCGAAAAGCCGTAGACCGTATGCGTGCGCGGGTTGCGCATCACGTAATAAAGCTCGTCCGCCGTGTAGTCGACGGCGGGCATTCCCTTGAGGACTTGCTGATAGGCGGGCAGGCCGGGCAGTGGAGTGCGGCCGCGCTCGTCCAGCACGCGCTTGATTGTTGATCCGTCCACCGGCTCAAGCGCGTAAAGCTGGCCACCCTTGGTCAATCGGGGATAGACGCACGCGGCGTCAATCACGAACATATCTTCCAGCACCATGCGCAGCCATTCCGGCCACGAGTTCTCGCGGTCTGGCGAACGCATGAACTCGCGGATCGCATCGCAACGTGCGTCGGGCTGCTTGCTTTCGTCCTTGTAGCGGATGCCCCATTGCAGCCGGGCCATCTGATCCTTGCGGGTTTCTATCACGAGCCGGAGCGTGCCGTAATTGTAGGCGAGCGCACGGAGCGTGGCGTAATCGACGCCCTCGTCCTTGATGCGAGTGTTCGCGTTAATCGCAAACGGGTAGTCGAACCTGCGGCCTACAGCGCCCTGCGAGGGGTCTTGCGCCATCGGATTAAGCGGCTGGCCGGGCGGGAAGAAGCCCTGTCCTGACAATGCTTTCCACGCACCGCTAAGGCGCGCGATCAAGCCGCTTTCGATGGGGGTGACCTTGCCACCGGCGGTATCAACCATGTTCCGCCGCCATCTTGTCGTAATAGTCCAAAATACCTTGGTGGCTGGTGCTGTTCAACGCCGCGAAGGCGTCAGCCAGCGCGTCGATTTGATCATCGTGCTTGCCATTGGGAAACATTCGCATCTCTCCCACCAGCGCATCGTTCCACTCAGCCTTGACCATCGCCACGTTGCCGACGTTGACCTGTGCGGCCACGGGCTCGGCGCGGGTCATCTTGTCGCCCGTCACCGGCAATGCGGTCACGCTGAACCCGGCCAATTGCCGGATCATGTGCGCGACCTGAAACTTGCCCGCCTGTCCGGGGTCTTGCGGCAACCGTATGCGCGTCTCGTTAGGGTCGCGCTTGGCCGTGGCGATCAGTTCCGCCTCGACCGCATCAGGCCCACCTTGAAACCGAACCACGTCACCAATGATCCAGCGCTTATCAGGCATGCGGCCCAAACGAATGCCAGCAGTATAATCGCCGCCGCCGTCAGTAGCGCCAAGGTCCCAAGCGCGGACCCAGCGCGTTCCAACAGGTGCCGCATTGACGATCTCCATCCTTGCGGGCTTGAACATGTTACCTTCGGGCGGGGCGGGTTCCTGCTGATATTGCCCGGCGAAGGTGTAGGGCGCGGCCTCGCGCATGATCTTGAGTTCTGCCGTCGTGTGCTTGGCTGCCCACAGCGCCTCGTCGTTATCGTTCAGCGCGGGAATCTTTAGGTGTTCCCACTTGTGCCCATCGCCGCCGCCAAGCA